GAGCTTGATGTTCCTGTGTTTGTTATTGGCGCAACAACACTGATAACACCTGAAATACCGCTTGTTCCGTTTGTTCCATTAGAACCTGCCGAGCCTGCAGGAATACCAAAGTTAAAGATTGCTGCTGAACTTGTGCCTGTATTAGTTACAGTCGGCAGAGCAGTAGAAGCCAAAACTGATGTTGTGCCTGCTGTGATAGTTGCTGAAGTTCCGTTAGTTCCGTTAGTTCCATTAGTTCCATTAGCACCTGCCGAGCCTGAAGGAATACCAAAATTGAATATCGCTGCTGATGTTGTTCCGGTGTTTGTTACAGTCGGGAGAGCAGTAGAAGCAAGGCTTGTCGCTGAACCTGCGGTAATTGTGGCAGCTGAACCATTAGTTCCGTTAGTTCCGTTTGTGCCTGCTGTTCCCTGAATACCCTGAATACCCTGAATACCCTGAGCGCCTGTTGCACCTGTCGCACCTGTTGCACCTGTTGCACCTGGTATGCCTTGTAAGCCAACAGTAGAAGCAGAAACAGTAACAGGGTTTTCTGTTATAGCAACAGCAACGCTCTGCTCACTAACAGTTATAGCAGTAGTAGATTCAGTTACCGAAACAACTACATCACTCATCTAGTTACATTCCCCGAAACATTGACTGCGCCTTGCAATAGGCGTGTTATAGAACCTGCACCGGCAATAAGTTCAAGATCGTAAGCATAAGAACCTGCATCAATAGCAGAAGATTGAGCCGAAGTAATAGCGACAGCAACACTGCCAGCAGTGCCACCCAAAGTAATACCTGTTCCCGAAGTCAAACTAAGCAGGTAGGCAGTTGAATCTGCAGCTTCACGAACCTGCATACGAGCAGTATATCCAGTCAAATTTAGAGCTGTGCCTGACTGAGTAATAGTAAAAGTTCTATCCCAATCTGCGCCCTGATAAAGATTGAAATTGTATGTGCCAGGGTTAATCATCGCTTTACCATCTTTCTAAAAACCAAAACCTTGCCTAATAACAGTAACCAAAACAGCAGTAACAACAGCAGTAATCAAAGCAGGAATCCACGCCGAACGATTAGTTTGCTTCTCAAGTTCCCTAATCCTTGTTTCATGATCGCGTGAAGCATCAAGAATCTGAAGACTATTAGCCTTCAAAATTTCGATATCGCGAATAATCTGCAACAACAAACTCTGATTATTTGGCTTCGGCTCAGTCATCAATATTCTCCTAAAACCCTAGTTTACTATCCCTAGAAGGAAGCAATATTTTCAAGCGATGAAAGACTAAAAGTAATATGATGGCGTTCAGTATCAGCATTACTATCCATACCTAAAACTTCATAATATTTAGCAACAACTGCACCTGTGCCTGAAGGTTGAAAACAGACTCTAACAACATCACGCAACTCAATCCCTAAAACCCTATTCTGGTCTGCGCTAGATAAAGATTCAACAGCAACAGTAATAGCCCCAGCACGATATTCAGGATATTTGTAGGCAGCCAAATAGTTTGTTGCAATAGTGGCAGGTTGTGTTGTAGAAGTAGCCAAATTATCTGTTTGAGTATAGTCACGCAAACCATAACGAGCTATAAGAGCAGTATCTTTAGCAGTCGCAGTAGCGTTTACCCCAACAACTTGAATACTGTTATACAGCTGATCGCCACCATAAACGACAGTCAAATCAGTAAAAGGAATACCTGTGCCATTACCATATGAAGCGCCCTGCGAATTGTTATCAGCAAAAGTATAGATTGTTGGTGCAGCAACAGCAGTTCTAATATTTGTTACAAGTCCCGAATAAGATGCATAAGCCAACCCCGACCAACCATTATTGTAAATAGTTCCAGCAGTAGAAGTGTAAGGATTATATGTGCCATCAAAATAGTTAGCCACAGAAGAAGTTTTTTCAAACTGCCAGCCATCACCATAAAAATAGTTTTTTGTTCCTATGCCACCAGCAAAGAAACGAACACTAAGACCGACAGCAGTAGAAGAACCAGTGTAATTATTGCTTACCGTAAATTGAGTCCAAGTTGCTGATGTAACAGCTGTTGCGTTAGGTAAGCTATTTGTTTGTAAAACATTACCATCAACATCAAGTAAAGCTACTACACCATAAACTCCACCACCACCACCAGAAGCAGTGCTTTTCAAAGCGCTGCCCTTAAGGTAACAAGAGAAGGTGTAAGGATAAGCACCAGTAGTATTGTCTTGATTATATTTAGTTGGATTTATTTCCCAAAAAAACATTTCATAAGCAGACAAAACACTTTCAATAGAAGCAAAGTTAGGTGTAGAAGAACCATACAACGGACTAACAGCCGAGCCACGCCCACCAAAAATCCATCCATCAGTAGTTGTATAACCATTGAAAGAATCATTACCATCCCAAGTAGGGATAGAAGAAGTCGCTAATCTAGGCCAAACCATAAGATTATTGCGGACAGTATTAGCCCAAGAATAGTTAGTAAAAGTGCGATCCTTCATAACCATTACAGCAGAAGCATTACTAAAAAAATCGGCAGGCTCACTACGAGCAACATTCTGTAAATAACTTAGAACATTATCTCCAGCATTATGAACATCAGCCCCAACAATAGTTTTCCCATAAGTAACACCCGAATACTCAGACGCATCAAAATTGTTGTAGTTTAAAACTTGTTTAATTCGTGAACCAGTATCCTGCACAGTAGGTTCAAAGCCAGCATCAAATTTGGCGTTAGACAGTTTAAACATTTCATCTAAAGCAGAAACAGTAGCCTTACCATCTAACCCTGCTTCATCAAAAGTAAAATCCCACGACTGAATAAAACCTGTAAATCTTCTAATACTGTTTGCGGAAACACGAATCTTGCCACCAGGCTGAACCATCGTATAACCGCCAGTAGTGTAATAAAGAATAGAGCTAGTGTTTAGCGGATCAAATACGCGAGCATTATTCACAAAAGTTATAGATAGTGTGCCAGCACTAAAATCATCTAACGCCCTAGAAATACCGCGATTACTAGAGATGCTTTGCACATACGCCGAAACATCAACATAGGCACTAGAACCAAACTGTATTTCAACAAGATAGGTAGGCAACGCCATTAGTTACCGCCCATTTGGATTAGTAATAGTTTTAGGCAACGCTCCATTAGTTTTAACATACTTACCAAGAGCATCAACAACAGCCTTCGGATCGGCAGCATAGTTATTGATAATAATGTTAGGAGTAAACATTTGTTTAGGAGTTTTTGCACCAAAAATGTTAGTAAATTTTCCACCACCAATCATTTCCATTCCAGGCAAGCCGACAAAATCGCCTGAACTGTTATAGCCATTTTTATCTACAAAAATACCATTTACGCTATTTTTAGGAAGCTTTGGAGCAACAATGTTTTTACCTGCATCAGACAATTTTTCGCGTTGCTTAGGATCACTAAATCCTTGATCAATTAGTTCTAAAGCACTAATTGTTACTGCTAGCGGAACAGCATACCTAACTGCAACGCTAAGCATCCCATTTTTAGTAAATTTAGTTAGCGCACCACCACCGCCAGAAACAGCATTACCAGCCTGAATCAAGCCAACAGCTTTAGCAAGATTAGCAATCGCAGTGCCTGCACTCGCAAGCATCATGAGTCCCTTAAGAGCAATCAAGGCAGGCAACATTTTGACTAGAGTAGAAGCAACATTACCGAATCCCTTCATAGCATCACCATTACCAAACAAGGCAAAGAAATCTTTTACACCTTGAAAAGTGTCAGCAACAGCATTCTTAATGTCTTTAAACATTTTGCCGGGGTCAGTTTTAGGGTTAGCCATATCTTCTAAAAACTTGCCAACAGTTTCAACCACACCACCAGGTTTAGTTAATTCTGTAACCAAATCAGCAATCATAGGTAAAACGAGATTACCTAACTTTTCCTTTAGAATGTCCATACTGTTGTTGAACTTCATAAACGGATCAGCATTAACTAACGCTGCACCAGAAAACTCTTTAGTTAAATCGCCTAAAGCATCCTTAGAGTTCTTTAATTCAGGAAACATACCAATCAAAGACTTTGTATTACCTGCATATGCTTTAGCCAAAGCATTAGCAACCTTAGTAGAAGATTTACCGCTACCTGCCACAACATCTAATTGGACTTTTAAAAGTTTTTGAGCTTTACCAACATTATGAGTAACATTCGCAAACTTGCTTAGACTTGGCCTTAAATCGTCATCTAGGATTCCTGTTTGCAAAGACAAAGATTCAATAAACTTATTGTTTTGTTTTAAAGTGCCTTTAGTTGCATTAGCGTTTCTAGCCAACTGCAAGTTCATCAATTTGATTGATTTAGCGTCAGCAGAAGCAGCCTTAGCTGAGTCCATAAACAAATCAGCGACCTGCTTAAGTCCAATACCTAAACCGATTGCACCTAAAGTTTTCTTTAGCCCACCGAACTCATGTTTAGCCTTCTTAATACCTGAATCATCAAACTTAGATAAAAGTTTTACTATGACGGACATTAGTTGAGTTTCCTGTTCACCTTAGCTGCGTATCGTTCAATAACTAATTTTACTTCAGCTTGAACACTCGGCAGACTTTTCTCGGCAGCAGGATAAACAAAGTTACTGGCACGCTTAGAACGAAGATGACGGATCATCTTTTGACCCTGAGTAGTAGTCCTATGAGTTCTCACACCACCCTTATAGTCATATTCTTTTGTTACAGGTTTACGAACTTCACCTGATCCTTTACCTGCAACATCCGCTAAAGCAGTAGCCGGCGAAGAAACAACTAAAGCAGATAATGCTGTTGTCGCAGTTTTACGAGAACGGCCAGTCTTAAAACTTATAGTTACAGTATTGGCAGGCTTACCTGCACCCCAAGCTAAACGACCACGCGTATTAGCAACTTTTCTAACACCCGAAATAAAAGGATTCACCGAAGGAATAGCAGACTTAATATCTGTTTGCATAGGTTTAACAACTTGACGAATATCTTTTTTTAGTTGCTTAGTTATTCCAGGTTCAAGCGCTTCTAAATCTTTGATTAAAGCTTTAGCGTTATAGACGATATCGCTAGCCATTACCGCCCCTTTGATGTTGCAAAGCAAACAACATAGTATTTAGCATCCGATCTGATTCCTGAAGCAAAACTGATGGCGCAATACCTGTCGCAACCGAAAGATTAGCTATCAACCA